CAGTTGCACCAGAACCACCGCCAGCAGAAATTGTTATTGTTGGTGCAGCAGAACCAGTTGCATATCTTCCTGGATCCGTTATAACAATAGAGGCAACTGCCCCACTACTCAAGACCGCAACACCCTTTGCTTGTCTTATAGCTGTTCCACCTGAGAAAGTTACTGTCGGTGGAGTTGTGTATCCTGAACCGCCTGCAGAAATCGTTGTTGCATTCACGCGATCCACCGCATACTCTAATTGATCGCTACCATTTAGATTCGCTGTGTCAATAGTATATTTATGTTCGATGAATTGTGTTTGCGAAAGACCCAAATTATCAGAGACCGATTCTTCTTTCAGTTTGAACCATTCAAGTTCTGATCTAAAATCAGCGTCATCTTCTGCAGCCAAGAATTTGCCGTAAACTTCCACAGAAGAACCAATTGGAGTGTTCTGATCGAGGAAGAGTTTTAGATCTTCAGCTTCTTGACCGTCGGAAAGTCTAACTGTCTTCGAGATATATTTCGCAAGAGCGTCACCGCTATTATTTGCATCCTCGTTGGTTGAGTCGTTGTTAATCTTATTCTGTGTAGCGATGAAACCGCAACGAGATAAATCAATAACTGGACTCAAGAATTTAGAAGAAGTCGTCATCGTGGCAGTATTATTAAACGACTTGTTACCGCTGAGATTTGCATCTTCGTTTGACTTAGAGTAAACAGCATATTCTTTAGTTGTGATTTGCTGTTCCAACTTAATAAGTTTGCGATATGTCGTACCCTTCGTAGAAACACCAGAAGATGCAGTACCAGCATATTCGTGATTTATCTTGGTTTGTGGAAGAATCATCTCACCGAAGTTCAACTGAATCTTATTAATTTTCTTATCTTCTAATGCCTGCAAAGTTCCCTGAGTTGTGCCGTTAGAAATTATATCGCTGACGTCGAAATCAGATTTGGTTAGCTGAGTTCTAGCAACATCATTCAATTTAGAATATCTTTCAACAGCACCAGTTTTGGTGACAACATCAACAATGAAGCCAGTTCCCGAACCAGTAGTTGCGGATTGCGCTACATCTGTGCCATCAGCTGTAAACCCAGAACCCATTGAATCGATTGAGAATCCTGTCACAGCACCAGAGCTTTCAGATGTAACTTTAAGTTTCAACCCTGTTCCGTTACCGAATCCAGCAAAGGTCACAATATCATTTACTGCATGTCCAGAGCCACCGTTATCTAGTGTGATGTCAAACGCATGAAGGGCATCACCAGCAGCAAATGCACCGCTTGTGTAATCAGACATCTTAAGATAGTCGATTGGACCATTCGTAAACTTAGCGACACCATCTGTAGTTGTGTTAAATTCACAACGGTAGATTCTGTGCATCATATCTTCAGCTTGGAAGGCATTCCAAGTTTTGTTGTTAGAAGAAACAAACAGAACACCACCCGAAACGTCTTCAGCTACAATTCTTTCAGTTGTGCCGACTTTATTCTGACCCAACTCAGAAACCCAAACCTCGTAATTGGGATCATTAGCTTGTGGTAATGTCACAATACAATACTCGCGACCGCCCTCGAGGAATAATGGAGAGTCGAATGTCACGCCAGTTGCAGCAAATGTTACCGTTCCATCTCCTGCTGTTGTTGATACGCTAACATCAGAAGGCGAAAGATATTTGGAACCATAAGGGACAACGCGCATTCCAGGATAGCCATTAATCACTTCCCTGATTTGAATTGTAATGCCGTTGGTAGATGATTTACTTCTGAAGTACAAATCAACTTTCGGTACAAACATTCCTTCTTTCTGCATAACAGTGAATGTTTGTGCAGTTGGATCCGTTATTAATGGACCGAGGAATGGAAACTGCGGAATTGGAGCTGGAGGTTCTGTGACTGGCGGTGGAGTAGGTGGTGTTGGATCTACGATAGTTGGCCATTGAGTCACAGTAGAATCTACACTGATATCAACATTAGAAGTAACATCTTCTACTCGAACATTAGTTACTAAACTACCAATTACTTGTGGATTACCACTTTGTGTACCTGTCGCAAAACTAGGAACCTGTGTTGAGAATATTGAACCTTGTGAAACAGCATCTAATCCAAACGAGGAGTAGGTTGATTCAGTAGAAGTAGTTGTGAAACCTTCTCTATCTTGAGGATCGTCTGTCAAGCGAAGGATCTTTTCACCAATTCGGTATGTATCGCTTGGAATTCTAAACTGTGCTGCAAGTCTACCCTCAGAATCAGTTACAAGAGCAGAACCAAATGCATTGGTTGTCTCATTGAAGTCTGACCAGAAGTTATCAACACCAGAAGCCAATTTAGAGGTAAACGATGCATATGTCAACGCACGACAATGATCAGAAACTGCATCACCGTCAAAGAATGCATAAACGCGAGTGTTTGGCTTCAATCTTGTTGCGTGGAAAGTTACATTCTGGGATCTCATAAATGGTGAGAAACCAACATCAACGATACGGTCACCCATATCTTGGGTGAGAGTTGAGCTTCCAGTAGATTCAATGGTAAGTGTATCAACAGATTGCTGTAATTGCGAAGACTCAACAACCTGAGACATAGAAGCATTAAACTCAACTGACGCAGATGATTCCATTTGGAACTGCCCACCAGCAGTCGCTGCAGCCAGAACGTCTGAGCCACCAGCAGAACCTCCAAACTCAATTGTAGAAGTGCTTGGAACAGATCCAGTCATCGTAGTTTCAACGCCATTTACGATACCAGCATTGTTCAGCTGATCAGCAAAGTCTTCAAGTGCTTGACCGATCGCTGAGTTTTCAACAACAACGTCACCACCGTCTTCCATATTGACAAAGTTATCTGATTGCGGGTAAAGTTCCATATCACCCTTATAGTCAAACAGCAATGACCCAATACAATTACGGAATTTAGAAGCATTGATGTTTCTCTGCTCATCAACTAATGTATATGGAAGTGTGAGTAGATTACCTGTTTTCTGAACACCAGTAGAGTTTGTGCTATCATAGATAACATCAATCTGCTCTTCAAAGAAGTTAGACGTCAGGAATTTTCTTCTTGTATCAACAGCAGCACTGAAATCTGGATCTCGGAGATTACTTAGATTGTGATCAGCGAAGTTATGAATGAAGATACCATTCTTAAATCTGTTGTTTCCTGCTGCATCTGTAATTACAAGATTCTCAGTATCCTTTTCAAGAAGATTCAGAGAAGTATAGTATTCTAGGCGATTGATGCGTTTTTCTATAGCACCAATGTCTGCCATTGTATATCTTCTGTTTTGTTTGGCAGATACCCTACAAGCTAGATCTTTTCTTCCGCTAATCTTACCGACATATGGAGAAAGTGATGGGTATGGTGGGACAGTAATCTCACCCAACTCCATCGCTGTGACAGGAGAAACTGGTGCTCTTGGGTCTAATCTCGCTGCACCCTTGACGACATCAATAATTCCCTTTTCAGAGAGAACAATCTTGTCAATACGTTGTAAATAGTATTCTGCATCCGTTGTATAGGATTCAGTTGGGATAGGCATTTCATAGCCACCAGCAACTGACTTCAACTCAAATGTTTCTAGAGGATTCTCTGTCGCTGCAGCCATAGTGGTTGCGCTTGACGCAGTATTATTAACATATGGACGGAAGTCAACACAATCTCTTAAATCAAATGTTCCCAGTTTCTTAGAGCGGAACACAGGAATCTCGTATGTGTAAATACCAGAAGCACCAGTATCATCAATTGGATACGAGTCTATGGCAAAGTATGTGCCAACCGAGCCACCATAGTTTGCTTCTAGGTGAGATAACTTGACAACAATATACTTATTCTGTGTGCTAATAGTCGCAGATGGCTTCCTAATAAGTTTTGAGTGACCGTAGAAGTTTTCATGCTGACCGTTATCGAGCGTAAATTGATCTTTATAGTCAGTTCCAGACTCACTGTATGCAGAACCATCAACATAAACCGCTTCAATCTTATAAGCGTTTGCAATACCCAAGTTCCATGGTCCATATTGACCACCTTCGTTCGAAGAAGTATCAATTTTAACATACCTTGATGCCAATGCATTTAAAGGTGTTGGCGTCACATCAGTCTGTTTAACTTTCAGGTGAATCGTTGCATCAGTTGCAGCACTCAAGGTTGTGCCAATATCCATATTGACAGCAGTATTTGAAATCGATGTAATCATCGATGGTGTCAATCTAAATGGCTCGCCTGCTTTGTAAACTACAGAATCTATCGTCACATCAGCTTGGAACACCATATAGAACTCAGTGTCAAGTTGAGTTTGTGTAGGTGTTGAAGAATATGGGAAAGTCTCTGTTCCTGTAACTGTGAGCGTAGATGTTCCAGAGGTAGTGAATTCAGTAGAAAACTCTTTCTGGTAGGTGTAGTTGTTGTCATACGTGCCACCTGTATCTGTGGCAAGAGTTTTTGCAGCTTTGAACGGTGCTCTAAATACCAACTGATTGGAATTAGATTCTTTTAAAACTGCCTTACTGCTTTCCAGAACAGGATCCGCAAATCCGTTGATTGCATCATCGTCGTGGTAAATTGTTTTTACGTCAGAAAATGTTCCACCAGTCATACGAATATCATAGAGATATAAACGATATTGACAGGCAGCTGCATTTACTGTTCCGCTATCATAGCGGATTTGGCGAACACGCGCCTGACCAATAATAGTAGACGGTGCAGCGTGAATTGAGTAGGTATTATCAGAAGCAGCATTAGAGGCAGCATTACCAAACTTAACTAATGCGCCATCTTGAATGTTCCAATTACCAGCAACCTCGTCGACAAGAACATAATTACCATATGTTGTCGAAACTGTGAAACCCTCTTCGACAACGCTCTCGTTTGCTCTCTCCACCTCTACATATGTGGGTGACAGGAATTCCCTTCTGTATCCGTTGACATACGCAAGACCACGCCCAACACCAACTGCAAAGTAATCGGATCGACCACCCTCACCAGAAGTGAAGAGTCCTCTATTGGTTGATGTCTTTAAGTGATCTCTTAGCGATAATTCAAAGTTGCGAATAACATAGTTACCGCTTTCATCCTTTGTTCTCTGTGCAAGCTGTGCGCCAAGTTGGTTGTAGTAATCTAGATCACCAACATCGTCGCCACGAGAAAGTAAACCATCTTCAATTGTGTATAAAGAAATAAAGTCATCGTTGTTTGTTTCAGAAAGACCTAATTTTGCAATTTCTGTTGACGTCTTATACCGATCGGCTCCTGGAGCATTGAAGTTAAATGTGCCAGTTGCTGGGTCATTCAGAGTACTGTCGTCGTCAGCAGTTACTTTAGAGTCTTTAAACTTAACACCGACATAATAGTTGGCGATAGTTTTATACTTTTCAAGAGTAATTTCTTGGGAATCGTGATAGACAAAATAACCATCAATGTAAAGTATGCCGTCTTCGATTAGGAAATCAAGACCCCTACCAAAATAATTTCTTGTCGGGTCGGCTGTGTCTGTGCCGTTATCAACAACAAACGTATCACCATTTCTACCAGAATCAGTAGATGTTACTGTAAGAGTTTCACCAGCTTCGAAATGTAAGTATGAGCCTGCGCTACTGCCTTGAGTGTATTCAATATAAAGAGTTTTCTTATCAACAGCGTCTGTATCCAACCCTGTCTCAGTTTTAGAAACCTTGGCTATCAATCCGCTGGTGGAACCAGTTACCGTATCACCAACATAGTTGATGAGAGTATCGTTTGAGACCGAAGCAGAAGATGCGTCGAGGTCGTTAATCTTGATGAAGTCTCTCACCAGTGGCTGACCGCTGGCTCCCTTTACCCTTGCGCCATCTTTAAACATATGGTCAGCAAAATTGCCAACCGTGTCTTGTAAGATAGTCTGCAGTTGTGTCAGTTCCCTTGCTTGAACCGCAACTCCAGGTTTGAACAAGATACGAGAAAACTTCTTCGCCTTGTCGAAGTTATCAAAATATGGGCTTGTGTTTAAATTTAGAGCCATTTCTTTACCTTAAAAGTTGAACACCACTTTCAGTGTCTCTACCTGATTTTCATCGCGAGTAATGGGTCTGCGATTGTCAATATACAGGATCTCACCAGAGTGGTTGCTGATTTCTGGATTCGTTAAACTATTTATAGTCATTCCTGTATCGCCTGTCGTGGAATTCGTGAAAGTTGATGAGGCTGAAATCCCTGGAAACTTCTCTAGGAGGTAGATAGTATCCTTGGTTCCATTGCCTGTTGTGTCAATAATTTGGATGACACTAAATTCTCCACCATCGTCAGTCTTTACTCTATCGTCTAAGTTGAATTTTGATACGTTTGCAGAAGAAACTGTCACAACGTGACAAGGTGTTCCAACCGAACTGGTGAAAGATCCTGTTTCTTCGTAGTTGTGCATATTCTTAATGATACCGACTTGCCTGAATTCATTATCGACAATAATATCATTTTCATCAGAAGTAAATGAAACTGTTACACCAACATTTTTAGCAAACAGTTCTCTTGGAGGATTACCGCCATGCCCAGAGTTGGGAGCAACAACTGGTCTAAGGGAAGCAGAAGTACCAGAACCAACAGTCTGCCCTATTTCGAGTTCAACAAAAGTGTACCCAGATCCAGGATTTGTGACCGAGACCGAAGTAATCGTCCCAGCTTCATTAACAGAAGCAGAGGCAGTTGCGCCAGTTCCATCACCTTTCACGGTGATTGTAACGTCACCCTCAACATAGTCAACACCGCCATTGGTGACAACAATGCGGTCAAGCGTACCCTTGACTGCTGCTGCCTCGACTGAGGACTGAAGCGAAGGAGTTTCTGTAGAACCAAGTGCAGCTGTAGCAGTAGCACCTGTGCCACCGCCACCAGTAAGTTTGATGAACGCAAAAGAATAACCTCGACCTTCACTTGTAACAGTGATTGTGTCAACTGCATTGCCGCTAAGAGTAGCAGTAGCGACCGCGCCAATTCCATCACCCTCGATGACAACAGTAGGAGCAGAGGTATATCCAGAACCACCAGCGGTCACTGTAATAGAATCTATCTCGCCATTAACATCAAATGCTGGATTACCTGCACCAGATACCTTACGAACAGGGATGTAATTTACATTGAGAAATTTAGTTCTATCAGCAGAACCGATCTGGAACATAAACTTCCATGTATATCCGTCATCCAAAATAAAACTGTCTGTTCCTGTAGATGTTGGTTTAACTGTGCTTTGAGCGTCGTTGTTATTCTCAATACACTTGTAAACATTGAATTCGTCAGTTACTACAAAAAACTTTGCTTCTGCTAGATTGGTTGCACCGCTATATGCTGGGTGATTATCTGCATACTCGTCGTCATACTGGTCATAAACCGTCCCAGAAACCCAATCATATCTCGGAGCAAGCAACACTGCGTCCGATGCCTGAATGCGTTTGACGAACAGCATATCATGGCGATATTCTGATTGGTAATACTGCGAGTCTCGAGGAGTCTCAGGCGTGGTCTCATCATCCCACGGTCTAGCCCTCGAAGCGAACATATAGAAAAAGTCGTTCTCATTAAAGATATCTCGATAAAAAGAACGAGCGTTTTCTACCCTTGCAGCTTTTCTTAATAGCAGTGCCATTTCTAACTCCTATATGTTAGGTTTAGGTGTCAGAAACAGTCAAAGTCCAAGTGATTTTCAGTGTGTCAGCAGCACCTTTGTTCACAACTGAAAAAGTCGTGCGACAAAGCAAAGTTCCTGAAGATGAAGCGTTAAATACGCCAGCTTCAGTCACAGCACCTGTTCCAGTGCCAGCAGGGAAGTCACCAACATATTCAACGGTGTTAGTTGAAACAGTTTGTGATGTCAGAGCAACACGAGAGGAAGCAATAGCTGTTTCCAGTGTGGTGTTGCCAGCAGCTGGAGCAGTTGTGCCTGTTCCGACTTCCATATGCGACATACGAGTTGCAGGGGAAGAAGCACCGAGACGATCGGCAATATGGTTTAGACCAGTGGTCACAACCAAGTTCTTCACTGTTTGCTCTTCAATAAGGTTTTTGTCTTTATCAAAGACCTGAATATGAACGCGACCAAGTGCGTTCATTTTTTCTACATCAAGAATCATTGTTTTCTCCTAGTTGATGTGTATATTATTTGTTTTGTATTTATAACGATTATTAATCTAAGTTACGAAATAGTTCTAACTTCACCAACATAATCTTCGGCAAAGTAATCTCCAGCATAGTTCTGTGCAATAATCTGCCCTGACTCGCCCCAAGCTGCATTGTCGGTTTGTGCGCCTGTAAATAGTAATACATTTGATTCGTCGACAGTTGGGTCGTCAGTTACCGCATTACCTGCACCCTTGGCGACTGCCTCTGACAAATCTATTGAATCTGTCTTTGTAATTACTGGAGCCAGAGAAAGAGTTTGTGACCAATCTACTTCATCGGTTGTATTTAGTTCCACTGCAAAGACAACAGTTTCTGCCCAGTCTATTGAATCAGTTGGATTTCGTAGAATAACAAGTAAAAGGTCAACTAATTCAGACCAATCAACCGAATCAGCGACAGCTGGTAAATGAGATTCTTTTGCAACAGCTTCAGACCAATCAACGGATTCAGTCTTCTCCATTGTAACGTCTAACTTATCAACTGCATCGTCAACGGAAGGACTTTCAACCTTACTCAACACTGGGAACAATAAGATAGTATCATCAGACGCGCCTGTTCTCTGATCAGACCAATCCACAGAATCAGTGATTGCTGGTTTATGGAAGAACAAGGCTGGAGCATCCTGAACAAGTGGAGTCTCAACTTCAGCAAATAAGCGGAACACGATAATATCAGGAGTTGCGTCAAACCCTGCTCCCATGTCAACAATTTGATTTATTTGCAAGTCAGTCCATGCAATCATACCAGCAGGGTGAGCAATACGGTCTAATAAATCTCCCCATTCTGTTTTCGGGCGAGAGGTTTTGACCTGATATGAGAAGTTCTGATACACAGCATTATCTTGAAGTTTGTTGGCATCAGAAAGGAACCCACGGGAGTTCTTGAAGTTTCCTGGATATGTATGAGAGAAACCTGTAGCGCAAGAGATTGTTGCTGTCTCGCTTGTCTTCGACCGCAAAATGAAATCAAACGAGGCTCTTTGGAATCCTGTACCAGTTGAGATAACCTCTACGATAGATGGATAATTATTCGTGTCCAGAGATTTAATTCTTACCAAGGCATTGTTTTCAATGCCAGTAAGTGTATAATCTTCTCCGAAATAATCGATCGCATATACACCAAGAATATCACCAGTCTCTGATACCTTAAATGTTTCGCCTACAACAAACGCACCATTTGATGTACCTGAGTTTGTTTTAAGTGAGACACTATTAAGCACACGAGTAAGGAATGCAGTTTTATTGTCAATGGTGTCAGAAACACCTTCAAGACCAATCCAAGATCTAACAAGGTCAGTATTCAGAATTAGATTAGGGACATTGTTGTAACCAAGACCCTTCACATTGTTAACAAACACCGTGCTAGAAATAGAACCATCTGTCAACCTAGTATCAATAACAGCAGTGGTTGTAATAGTATCAGCTGCATTTGGCTGCACGATAACTGCAGGGTTAGCAGAATAACCTGCACCACCATCAGCAATAGTTACTGAGAAAATTTTACCATCTGTAATAGTAGCAACTTTGAATGTGAGTGCAGCTGCACCACCACTACCTAAAAGAGAATCTGGAATAGTGATTGTTTCGTCTGGTGCGTAATCGTCACCGACTGTATCAACTGTTACTGTTGCTGCACCCGAGCCATCTACGACGACTGTAAATTGTGCGCCTGTTCCGTTTCCGTCTGTTGTGAAGCCAGTGTCAATATCATAAGTTCCTGCAGCTCTCAATGCATCTGCAGCACCGATAGTTCCAACGGTTGCAATCTTACCGCCAATCACAGCAGTCAATTCACCCTCAACACCCTGTCCAGGAATTACCGTATCTCCAGGAAGATCGAGAGTCATTTCAAACGCAGCTGGTGCAGTATAAGCAATCTGCTTCACACGTGTAACAGAAGTGTTGATTACTTTTCTAGCTGTAATAGATGCAGTTGATTCGTAATAATGAACATCAACACGCTTACCTCTAAGGCTGAGAGGATCTGGAACTGGTGATGTTTCTGTATTTGCATATGCCTTAATGGTCAACTCTTTGTTGTAAATACCATCAGAAGGTCTTAAGATAAATTCAGATGGAAGGAATACTTCAACATCTTCATTATACATCAGTTTGAAAAATTCTTGAACACCTCTCCGCGAACCCTTAGATTCTAGAAACTCTCGCATATGCTTTATGAGCATTCTTGAATCTACTTCAGCTGTCGATGGGAAGTCGATAGCATATTGCTCTAGCATCGGCTCTAAGAAATCTGGGTCATTGTGGTCAATGTTGATCTTGTCGATCATCTCTTGGAGAAGGTGCGTCGGACTATATTGTGCTTCAGAAGTTCCGTTTATCTTCAGATCAGTGTATTCTTCATGACCGAGATCTTCAAATACATAATAGTCTTTGATGAATCTTGCAAAATTCGGATAATCTGTTTTGATGAATTCAGGGATCTGTGAATCAGCGATGTAATTCATCTTATCGTGGAAATATCCAGGAGCGCGAGCAATAGNNNCTGCAACACTGGTGTTAGAATAGCACCGCTACCACCACCGACATTTTGAGCGACAGTAAATGTCATATCTGGCGCGTTATCCACACCACCGATACTGATGTCTAGAATTGTGACAGTTTCGCCTTCCATGTAGGAAGAACCAGAGGAAGTAACATCAACAGAAGTAACAGCACCATTAGAATCTACAATAACAGTAGCAGTTGCTCCATTCCCTGCCTTCATTGACTGGATAGGAACATTTGGGTATGTTCCAGCATCCCTTCTGGTATCTGCAACTGTTGTGTTTGTCAGGGATGATGACCCAATTCCAATACCAGAACGGATATAAACTTGAGGAGTCTCGCCATAACCGTCACCGACCTCAGTCATTGTAACCGCATTAACAACACCACCAAGGATCTCTACAGTTGCAACAGCTTGAACCTGATCAGACTCAGGAGACCCAGAAGGAGCGGAGATAAAGATCTCTGTTTCAGTGGGGATCGATGAATAATTGCTACCTGCATTGGTAACAGTAATCGATTCGATAAATC